CTGTCCGCATTGTGCGACGGGCGGGGCTGTGATCCGAGGCCGCTCCAACGGGTTGAAGCGGTATTTTTGCAAGATCTGCGGCAAAACCTTCAACGCCCTGACTGGGACGCCGTTAGCTCGGCTGCGACACAAAGATTGCTGGACGGAATTTGCTGGGTCATTAAGCGATGGCGACACGGTGAAGACCTCGGCGGCGCGCCGAATGCGCCCTTGAGCCAGTATCCGTAGGCTTGCGCATCCAGAGGCACCACGACGTTGCCATCTGCGGTCAGCGCGTCCTTGATCGGCTCAAGCGGGTCGCGCCCATAGCCCAAAAGCTCTGACGTCTGCAGCGGCTGCTCGGCCCCAAGGCTCGATGTCGCAAAAGGCATACGGGTGAAGCCGCTTGCAGGCGGCGTGCCATAAGTCGTCTCGAACGCCAGCGCCATCTGCGCGCGCGCACCTTGGGCTCGTGCCATGGGAATTCCTTTTCTCACTGAATTGACCGTGTTGTGCAAAACTGGATCGCACCTGCAATCGGGATGCGGTGTGGTTGCGCAGTTGCGTCTCATATCTTGCGGCAATGCGCGGTTATCGGTTCTGCGCCTTGACCACTGCGCATAAATGCAAAACTATGAGCTAAATACCTTCAGAAGGCCGTCAGACCATGTTTGCCAAATCACAAGACGTTGCCGCAAAAGCATCCTCCCCGCTACCCGGTGCCGAGACAGCGGCTGGGAATAGCCGCCGATCGGTGCTGCATGAGGGCATCACCATAAAGGGTGAATGGACAAGTGACGGCATCGTCGACTTCGGTGGTACATTTGAAGGCGATCTGACGGTTGATACATTGGTCCTCGCCAAGACTGGCAGGATCAAGGGCAATGTGCGCGCCCGCAATGTGACAATCGAAGGAAGTCTTCAAGGCACAATCTCGGCCATTTCTGTGACCCTAAAGACCTCCGCACAAGTGACGGCCGATATTGTCGCGCAAAAACTTGTCATTGAGGCCGGCGCAATGATCGAAGGCCGTGTTGCCGCCAAATCCAACCAGACACAGGATCAAGCGAGCGCATCGCAGGTCGCGTAATGCAAGATGATCGGAATGATCGCGGCCTTGATAGTGGCACCTCCCTCAACAGGTAGATCAACCGGCTCGGGCGCTTCCGCCTCCACCCAGTCACAGCGCCCACGCAGTGTGTGGTCTGCCGCAATGGCAGCGCCAATGCGCCCGATCAGCCGGTCGAACCGCGCATCGCGGTCCTCGGCGGTCTGCACGATCACCTCCAACTCGGCGCGGTGCTGGTAATGATACATCAGCGGTGACAGCGTCACGCCGGGCTCGCCCGGGTTGCCATCGCGCAGGATCATCAGGCCAGATGATGGAATGCGCTCAGGCAGTACCTCGCCGCGCAGCACGGGAACATGCGGCACCGTGCGCAGCAGGTCCGCCAGGGCGGTGAGGATCGTTTCGCGGGGGGAGGGCATCACTTTTCCAGTGTCTTATATTGGAGCATCGCAAGACCAATCTTGCAAAACGAAGGCTGCACGCGTTGGCATCATTATCCGTCTTAATATTGCCGAGGAGGTTCTTGGCGCTGCATGAAGCTGGGACGCTTCGGAGTACGCGGATCGTTGAACACTGGCTGTCTTGGATACTGACCTGTTGGAGCATGGCTTGTAAAAATATCCGTCACAAAACCATGCCGCCTTGCAAATTCACCGGCTTCCAAGAGTGTTAGCTTTTCGACTGCAGCAATATGTACGCCCGATCCAGCAACAACCCAATCGACGCAAATCGCATCTTTGGTCAGTTGCGACACGCCACAGATGTAATCGACGATCTGGCGTTCTGAGAGGCCTATTGTGAGATCCACGTTCAGCTTCGTGTAAAGAACATGCTCACGCGGAACCACAATTGTCGTCACAATTGGTGGTTTTGATATTCTGGTTGCCAGGCCAAGCAAGGCTGCCATTTGCGCGGCCAGGTGTCGGCTTGACGGTGTCACGTCACCGATCACGCAAGGTTGCCCATGTAAGTCGAACAGCAGCCTGATCGCCTCTGTTGACAACTCAAGAGTGAATTTTGGCAAAACAAGGACCCCGCTGGCTTGCTTGCTGTTCTGCATCAATCGCCTGACGAATTACCGCTTGTCGAACGATTGCCTTATTTTACCTGTTAATCAATCGATGTGGTCAACTTCAGGCGCAGGGCGCTGAACGCAACAGACGTTGGCGATCAGGCCATGTGATATTTTATGGTCATTTTTTGGAAACAGCATGGTATTCATGGCGAAGAAGTCAGGCCTATTTCGTCATCCACCGGCAAAGCTTTGCGTGTAACAGGTAACAGGACGGTGTAGCCGCGTCTTTGTGTGATCAAAAAGGATACAGAGACATGAGCGACACAGCAAAGCGCGTCAGAAAAGTCATTGCCGCAAAGTTTAACATGGATGAAGCAGACCTTGTGTCTGAGGCATCCTTCGTCGCCGACCTCGGCGCTGACAGTCTGGATATCGTCGAAATTTCCATGGCCATCGAAAAAGAGTTCGATATCGAGATTTCCGATGAAGACATCGAAAGCACCAAAACGCTGCGCGATTTAGAGCGGTTAATCGACGAGAAGACGTAACTTACGATACAAATTGTGCTACCCAGTTGGCAATGATCGCCTTGGGTATCCTCTCCTGCGCGGCCCTAGCATCCCGGTCGAGATCGAGCCGTTTGCGCAGCTTGACCTGCGGTACCAGCAGAAAGATCGGCACGGTGGTCAGCCCGCGTCCTGTTTTTGAGCGCGAGGCCACACCGACACCGCGGGTGTTGAGCCGCCCTTCGGCCACCAACAGGCTTGGCCCGCGCTGGCGATAGATGAACCGCAGGCGCAGTCCGCGCCGACGCTCCCATTCGCCTGGTGTGATGCGCCCACCGCGCGCGGATTTACCTGCAGCAGGTATTGGGATTGCCAGCCAGAAGCCATTGCGCGACCGGATCAGCGGGCCAGTGTCATGGGCGCCGACCACCACGGGTGCTTGCGACCAGACAAGCGCCGCAGCATTCAGGCTGGGCTTGCCTTTGGGGTATTGCGCCGAGCGGATGGTGCGCGCTAGCCGCTGACCCAGACCAGCACTGGTGATCTGCCCACGCCAGGCTGTCTTGAGACCATTGCTGGCATCACCCACAGCCTTGGTCACAGCCTTCTCACCAGCGGTGATCTCAGCTGCCATCATGGCCGCCAAATTGGTCACACCAGCGATATTCAGTTTCACGGTTGCGTCCAATCGGATCGGCAGGCTCGGTGAATATGTTCAGACCGGCGTAAAGACTTGCCCTGTATAAAAGTGTTCATAGGCACTGCCGATGTAATTGACGGGTGATCCGTCTTCCAACCGAAACTCCCGGCTGGATTTCTGATCCGTCAGCGAGGCGCCAAAGCCCCATTCGATGACAAGCACCTCTTGGCCCTGTTCGCAAAGACAGCGTATTTCTCGTATCTTTTGGCGCATCAGGTTTCACCTCCAACACAGGGTGCAATAAGGCAAGGTGTAAGCGGCTTACGTCAACCTATCCCGCATGCCCTTTACGGCTCAAAAGTACTGTTAAAGCGCTAAAGAGCATCTCAAATGGGCGACTGCCCAGCCCAAACATCAAATGATCCGACACGATCGCAGTAACACAGGCCAAAGGTCTTTGAATGATCTGTGTGCAGATCATGCGCGCCCGCCGCCCTTAGCTTGTGACGTCAGCATGCGGGTCCGGCCAGTAGAGCAGCAGCTCCGCCGTCCAGACCAGCCGCTCACGATCACGCTTGGGCGTGCCCTGCACCAAGAAGATCTCCGCCCCGATCTCTAAGCGGTCGCCCGCTGCTAGTTCAGGACAATCGCTGATGCGGACATCCAGAACCACGCCGTCACTGACCAGCCGGGCTGCGCCAAACTCGACCATGCGGTCAGGGCTGCGGCGCATCACGCGGAACGCTACTTCCGGCCCAATGCCGGCCTGCTGGTAAAGCGCCGGGGTGGAGAGGTTCGGATCGCTGAACAGCACCCCAAGCGCCTCCGCAAAGGCTGTCATCACGTCCGCTTTGCAGACCGCAACACCTGCGGGCGGGTGCAGATCGGCAGCGGGTTGCTTTCGATTTCCAGCCGCACCCATTCGTCGCGGTCCCTATCCGGGATCATCCGCGCATAAAGCGGCAAGCCCACCGTGTTCACCGTCTCGAACGTATCGGCTGGGGCGTAGTAAATCTCGAACAGCCCTTCGACGCCTTCAGGATAGAAATACGCCTTATCGGTCGGCACGCCAAAGCCCAAGCCACCGCGATACCGGCGGAAGGTGATACCGCCAAAGCTGACCTCTTCACCAACGCGGCCCCGCAAATCGGCGGCAGCAGCCGTGTTGAGATAGGTCTCGCGCACCTCCTTATGGGCCACGAGGTCCGAGAAAAAGGCCGAGCCGCATTCAGCGCGCAGCTGCACCGCCCCAGCCGCAAGGCCGCCCAGTGTGTCCTCAACGCTCTCGATCAGCGCCTGGCAGCGTTTGCGCAGCGCGCCTGAGCCCGGTGTGGCGTTGTCGAGATCGAAGTCGACCTCTGCCGCAGGCGTGATGTTGAACTCGGTATAGTAGTTGATCACCGTCGCTCCGTCGCGCGGGTCCTTCACCACGCCCTGAATGCCGTTGAAAAGATGGAACTCAAACGTGGCCTCAGCGTCATTGCGCAGCCGCCCCAGCTTGCGCGCCACCTCGGTCTGCACCTGTTGCACGGCCGTTTCCGAGCCAAAATCACGGATGCCCTGGATTTCCGAGGCCCAGAGCACATCCTGCTTTTTGAACTGGCGCACAACAAAGGCGCGCATGTCTCGCCGCTCGGGGATCTGGCTCTCAAACGCCGACCCGCGTTCGGAGAACGGGATCAGCTGCAATGTGCCATCCCGACTTTCGATCATCACGCTGCGCGTGCGCACACCGCGGCTGCCGAATAGCCCCGCTCCCGAGAGGATCGCGGGCTTGAAGGGGATGTTTTCGAGTGCGCGGGTCAGTTCGATAATGGAGAAGGCGTCGCCTTCAAAGATGTCCATGGTGGCCACAGGGTGCCTCCTTTATGTTTTGGGGATTTTGGTAAAGCCGTGCTCAGGCTCAGCGCAGGATGATGCCAAGCGCGGCCAGAGCCGTGGTGGCAGTGGTGATTTGCGCCTCGGTTGCGGCCTCAGGCCAAACGATCTCGTGACGGTTCGCGATGGCCGGACCGCGCAGGATCACGACCCCGGGCGCGTCAACTTCGGTGGCATCGACATCAGCCTAAAGGATGCCAGCCGCATTCTGGCTGCCGTTGGTGGCTCCGGGGGTCAGCAATGTGTATTTGCCACCCGTGGTGATGCGGCCCAGTACGGTGCCGGGTGCGAGTTTGCCTGCGCCCGAGGCGAGGGTGATGGTTTCGCGGGTATAATCACGCAAGGTTTCCCAGATCAGGAAGCCACCTGTGTGTTTGCCCTCAGTGAGTGTGGTCATGGTTTCAGCCTTTCAATTTAAAGGTGCGTGCGATGACATCGCCCCAAGGGCGCGTCGTCGGGTTTGGCCCAGGTTGCGGGTGATGCGAAGTGATCTGCGGCTCGGCTTCGGCCTTGGCGGCCAGAAGCTTTGCGCGCACCTGATCAAGGTTGGCATCGTCCTCAAGAAGTCGTCCTGCCATTTGCGGCTGGCCTGCAAGGCGGCAGAGATCAATGACCGCTCGGGCATGCGCGATTGCCTCGGTGCGGATAGCAGCCGCGTCCAGTGCTGCGTTGGCAGCAGCAACGCGGCCCTCCGCCCCGCTCGACAGGGTGTTTTCGTCTGCAACACCCTCTCTTTGTCCCCTTGAGCACGATGGATCGTCGGTTGCGTCCACCACATCAACGTTCCCAGCGGGAACCTTGGTCGCGGGATCCGGTACGAGTGCCGACGCATCGCTGCCTACAACATCGTTGTCGCCTGCAACGATGTCCGCCGCTGCGATGTCGGCTTCCGATGCAGCACTATCTGCTTCAATCGCCTCAACCAGTTCCAGCGGTGCATTACGGAACTGACCAATATTGAAGCTGGCAGCAATACGCACCGGCTCTGCCATGCGGGTGGCAAGCCCTGCCTCTAATGCATCTTTTGCATCAAACCAGGTCTCTGCGGCGAGCAATGCTGCAATCTCCGCCTCTGGCTTACCCGATTTCGCCGCATATCCACGTGTCATGCTGGCTGCGATCTTATCAAGCGTCCCCGCCATGTCGCGCATGTCGTCGGCCGTGCCCATGACAATACCGCTTGGGTCATGGATCATCAGAAACGCGTTTTCCGGCATGACGATCTCATCGCCCGCCATAGCGATGTAGCTTGCGGCCGAGGCAGCGATGCCATCGATCCAGACAGTGATTGTGCCCGCATGGCGCTTCAGCGCGTTGTAGATCGCCACCGCGTCGAAAACCGAGCCGCCGGGGCTGTTGAGGCGCAGATCTATCGCGGCATCGTCAGGCAGCGCGCACAGTTCCGCCAGGAACCCCTTCGCCGTGACGCCATAGGCGCCGATTTCGTCATAGATCAGCACTTCCGTGCCCATTGCCCGGGCGCGGATGGTGTACCAACTCTTCATGGTGTTACTCCTGTTGTGTGGCGGGATCGGACGCCGTTGCGCCATCGTCCCCGTCATTGCCGCTGTCATTGCCATTGCCCGGGTCCGGACGGGTGGCGGGCGTGGCACGCGCGCCTTGCGTTTCGCCAGGGCTGGTGCGGTACTGCAGACCCAATGCTGCAACGCGGGCCGCGTCGGCTGCGTTTTCGCGGTCAATTTCCTCGACGTCGTAACCCGTCGCCTCGACAACCTTGCGGCGCGAGACAATCCCGGCCTCCATCGCCAGAACCTGCGCCTGAATGTCTTTCAGCGGATCAACCCAATCCCAGCGTGGCGGGATCCAATTCACGGCGCGGTACCGCGCAGGCGAGCCTGCATAGTCTGGCAAGTTCAAGGCGCCCGACAGCACCGCCGTTTCCAACCAGCGTGCCCAAACCCTGCGGCAAAGCTGATGTGCGACAACACCGTGCTGCAGTTGTTCAACCCTTCGACGGAACTCGACCAATTCAGCGCGCAGGCTGGAATAGTTCGCTTGGCGCACGTCGCCCGTGACCAAATGATACGGTAGACCGAGCGAGGCCGAGACCGACAGCAGCGTGCGGTACTGGAACGCCTCATAGCCGCCACCGACATCGGCAGGGCTGGAGAACTTGACGTCTTCGCCCGGAAGCAGCACCTGCAGCGTACCGGGTTCCAGACTGACGGTGGCACCACTGTCATCGGTCGCCTCAATCTCGCCCATAAGCTGCTCTTCTGGTGCTGTCTTGGTGATGAAGCCTGCGAACATCGCAGCCGTTTTCTTGCGGTCCAGTTCTGCGTCATCATATTGGTCGAGCAAAAACAGCCGCACCATGGCAGGCGCCATATGCGGCAACCCTCGGATTTGCCCTGCGTCAATGGGGCGGTAGATGTGCAGAACATCCTCGGCTGGCACCTGGGTCGTCAGCGGCACTGGCACGGTCTGGTCCGTGCTGTCCCCGGGGTGACGGCGCCG